CCGTCAGGAGGGGGATCAAAGAAGAGGCCTACGGAATCACCTTGTCCTAGGTCATGGAAGAAGGGGGTCGTTGACTGTGCTGTATAAAAAGTGGTCAGATTATAATCCCCTGTAGATAATTCGATTACTTCTTTGGTATCCGCTCTAGTGAGCCTAAAAGAATCCCCTGACGTAAAATAGGAAGAGCCGTTTTTGAAATCGAGGCCAGTACCGTAGTAACCTGGTTTCTCGTCTGTGTAGTCAACTAATAGGTTAAATGTCAGCTTATTTCCACTGCCTTTTGTCCAGTAAGGCTTTCTATTAACAGCACCCGGACGATAGGTACCTTCGTTATAACCCCAGTATATGAAAAAGTTATCACTCGTATAATCTATAGTCATTATTACATGAGGTTCAGCATCTACTCTTCCTCCACTCAATAAAAGTTCTTTATTCAGCATATTACACCCCCACCTTAGCAAGACCAATAGTAGCCAAACCCTTGGCTCTACTAAGGGCACTCGGAAGGGAAGGCCACTTAACATTCCTAGGGAACCCTGCTTGCTCAGGGATATCTCTGAGTGCCTGTCTGTACCGCTTCACAGCTTCAATACCGTCAGGGGTACTGGGGTAATCAGGGAGGATGTAGTAGTCAGTACCAGAGATCAGAGAGTCTCGCTTTCTACGAATCATGTCAGCCCACTGGTCATCAGACCACTCATCACGAGGATCGTATTCTTCTTCGGTGATGTTAAAGCGAGTCTTGAGCTCGTCAGTGAGATCACCAAAGATAGTGTGATCGTTATCCCAAATAGCCTGACGAAGAGTGTACAGGCTAGTGTACTTCTTATCTTTATACGTGTATCTAATCATGGTTAATCCCACTGGCCAATAAGTCTACACTCAGCAAAAAAGTCGTGAATGAAAAACAGCAACACGACATTACTCTTATTTAAGGTCGGGGCGGCTTCTCCAAACCAGCCTGTGATACCCGTAATCGTAATGCTTTTGTTAGACAAAGACACCCAAACAAGTTTAGTAGCTACCTGACCAACAGAGCCCACCTGCACATTGATAGTAGCCGCCGCACCTGCAGTTTCCATCAGCAACGAATCACCACTAGAAACATTGAGAGTTGTAGTAGCGCCTGCTTTAGTCCACTGCTCATAACCTGCAATAGACCCTCTATTGCCTTTTTTAAGAATGGCATCAGGGATCGTAGGGAAGTCCTTAATCTGACTCTTAGTATGCGTATGGGAGCTATTAGCCTTACCTGCAAGACCTTGAGTAAGAGCAGTGTTAGTAGCGTAGTCACCCTTAGTCTGCTTCTTAGCAAGCTCAGTATCCACATACGTCTTATCAGCTTTACCAGAGATATCCACAGGAGCAGGGATGTCAGACATATTAGCGAGCTTAGTAGTCGTCCCTGCAGTACCACTAAGAACATGCAGATGCTTGGTATCCGTAGCATACGCTAGGACACCATTGTGCCCTGCATAGCCCTTGATTTGGGCTTCAGTGCCCGTAATTTGTTTTCGTTCCTTAATAGCCATATTAAGAACCTAAATCTCCATAATCAATAAAACCATTAAAGGTCGTAATATCCAACTTCTTAGCAAGACCTGCATTAACAGTAGTCGTATCAGCTTTAGCACTGAGTTTACTGTTCACATCAGTAGTCTTTGCGTAAGGGGCTAGTGTCGTAGTAAGATCCGTAATCTGAGACACGGTATGCGTATGGCTCGCAGGAGCCTTACCTGCCAACGCAGTATCAAGCCCAGTAATCTGTGTCGTAGTGTGCGTATGCGAGAGGTTAGCTTTCTTAGCTAGTTCAGCAGTAAGAGTGCTACCAAGAACATACGCGGAGAGATCAGGAGCACCCGTAACCTCAGTGTACGCGATACTGTTCTTACTAGCCAACGTACCAAGCGTAGGCTTGTTCTTGATAAACGCCTTAGACGTACTGTCAGTCTCAGCCCAGTCAGAGTTAATCTGACCACTAGCGGCTTGGCCGGCATAACCCTTAGCGAGATCAGCTTGTTTCTTGGCTTCAACTTCAGAAGCCTTAGCGTTAGTCTCAGAGGTACCCGCCGCAGTCTTAGACAAAGCCGCATTATCCTCAGAGAGCTTAGCCGCCTTAGCACTATTGCTAGCCGCAGTAGCCTGAGCAGTAGAGGTGCTTGCACTATTAGCCGCATTGGTGGCACTAGCCTTAGCCTTAGTGGCATCAGCGTTAGCCGCAGTAGCACTATCCTCAGCCTCGCTAGCCTTCGTTGTAGCAAGGGTTGCCTGCTGTGTAGCGATGGTAGCCTGAGCTTTAGCTAAGTTAACCTGCTTGGTGCCTTCAGCGGTGACACTACCAACTTGCTTAGTGCCCTCAGCAGTAACTGCATTAACGCTAGTCGTCTGTTGAGCCTTCACAGCATTAACACTGGTAGTACCCTGAGCACTCACAAGACCAACCTGCTTTCCCCCTTCACTAGTGATTTTACCAAGCTCAGTAGAAGCGGTATCTGTGATGGATTTTACTTGTTTAGCACCCTCGGTCGTGATTTCATTAAGGGTGGTAGCACCTTCAGTAGCGCTTTCCTTAGCCTTATTAGCATAATACTTAGAAGAGTATTCAGAGCCATCCACAGTACCCGTAGTCTTGTTAGCCCAATCCTTAGCAAGATCTCTAGCAGAAATTGAGTCTGCCTTTAGGCCCTCCATGGTGGTGATTGCTTCAGGAATCTTGTTGATTTCCGTAGCAACCTTCTTAACATCTTCAATGTTAGAGCCTACCTGCCTAACTTCAGTAATGTTGTCTGACACATTCTTGATGTTACCGCCAGTAATAATAGGAAGGGCACCCCCAGTATTACCTAGATCACCATAGTCCTCAAAGATGGAGGTACTAAGGGAACCCTCAAGGTCATTACCAATGATGTTAATGTTATTGATGTTTCTAGAATCAGTAACTACATGGTCAATGTTTTCAGCTACGATACGGATCTCATCAGCAACAGGGACAACGACCCCTGCAATCTCTTCTACTCTATCTGCGTTAGCCTTAGCAGAGACTTCAGAAGCCTTAGCGTTCTCCTCAGAGACCTTAGCGTTCCTCTCAGACACTTTAGCTTCATCAGCCTTTTGAGTAGTAATTACAGCATTATCATAAGCATTCTTCTCAGAGGTTTTAATATTGGTTTGTAGCTGTTGAGCCTCTTCAAGGATTGCTTGGTTCTCTGTCTTGACAGCATCAGCATGCTTAGCCGCAGATACTGCAGTACCCGCAGAATCCTTAGCGGTTACCTCAGACTCCTTAGCCTTACCTTCAGAAGCCTTAGCGTTCGTCTCAGAGACCTTAGCGGCATCCCTAGCAGCCTCAGCATCTAGCTTAGCCTGATAGGTGCCCTTAGCATCAGTCTTATAGACACCATAGGTCATAGCATCAGAATCAGCTTCAGGAGTACCTACATTGACGATACGTTTACCCTTAGCGTCCCAGTTTCCCTCTCGGTTGACACTAAGGGAATCCTCAAGGATATCTCGACCTTCTTCAGCGATATGAAATGCCTGCACCTGAGACGTATCCAAATCAGTAGCCTTAAGAATGGAGGCATCCTTAAAGGTGACTACTCGTTCAGTAGCTGAGGTATATCTTCGGATTATTAAGGATTCTCCTGATGCAGGAGCTACCTTAAGTCTGATCGTAGTTTTATCTAGGAAGTAATAGTCACTGCCAGTGTCACCATAGTCACCCCCAGTAAGAGTAGTGCCAGCGCCTAATCGTACAGTAACGAAAGACTTCTTTAGATAATCAAAGGGAACTGTAAAGTCAGTTCTAGTACCGTCCCCCGCATAGATGATAATAGTGGAAGCCATTAAATATTAATATCCATATTTGTAGTCCTCTAGATCGTCATTAACGAAGGACTTAATTGCATTAGTTATCCCCGGTATATTTGGGATAGTTGATGTAGACCGCTTGATATACCTAGCGATATCCCTTCGATCCTTATAGGTAGAATCATTAAGAATCATATCCTGAATTCTGCTGTATGTACCCAAGCCACCAAAGGCAAGAGATTCGCCATAGCGCAATGCAGGGAACATATCTAAGACAGTATTAGCGATACCATTCCACTTGATGTAGTTAGAATCTTCACCTAAGGTATCTCTAGTTTGAGCTGTAGTCTTAGCTGATGTGCCAATACCTACAGAATTCAATG